TACCGAGGATGTAGAAATTTCGGACGCGGGTTCAACTCCCGCCAGCTCCACCAAATAAAACAAGGGGTTACGTGAAAACGTAGCCCCTTTTTATTTAGTAGTGGCGGCAAAATGGCGACAGACATTTATCCATTAAAGGGACTACCGACGTGAAAAAATCTCTAATTGCCTTATTACTTATTACCAGCGCCAGCTCCTATGCAGACAAGATTCCGGTTTCGATTGAGAATGTCATTGCTGGCACAAATGCTCGTGAGCATAGTCTTAAAAATGGTGAACTCACTGTCAGATATGACCGTTCAAAAGTGACGCAGGATATGGCTACCGCCATGTTTGACTGGATATGTAATGACTATTTCATGAATAAATGGAAGCCGGAGACAATAAAAAGGGTCACGCTTCTGAACGTCACACGCGATCAAGGTTACAAAATTGATGCTGGCGGGAATGAGTGTAAGAAAAGTGGCTCTATGACTTTTGAACAAGAGAAAGCCTATAAAGCCAATATCATCGAAAACGCTACTCAGTTCTAACGACACTCCATTTGTAAGCCAAATGGTGATAAAGACTCTTCAAAAATTCATGTGGCCTTGTCCGCCTGCTGCTGGATGAGGAGGAGCGTTATTTACTATGGATGGCGTAACGATAAACCGCACTACTGTTTCATGAGTGACAAAGGTGCTACCGCAATTGATATTCTGACACTGGCAGTAACGTTCTTTTGTGCTATCAGTGACCTGAAAGCTGCTCCTAGTGTGCGCTGAGTGTCCACACTTTGGACAATTCATCATCTTGAGTTTCTCCACTGCCATTAAGTTCTCAATAATGATACACAAAGAATCAATATTGAGAACTCATTTATTCTATCTCTATATCATCAATCTTTACTTCTAGCTCCAGACTGGTAGTAAAACCATTATCCGGGCTGACCGTATGCGTCAACGTTGTAATGGTCCATTCGGCATCGTCGATAGGCTGTTTAAAGCCGCTCACCTTTACTGGCATTTCGGTGTAGAGATCTGCCCGGCCCTCTGCGAGCAGCAGCGAGAATGACGCAACCCCACGCTGCAGCCGCTCCCATTGCATTTTTGCCGCACGCTCAGCATTGCTGCGGTTTGCGTAAGTACGATTTAGAACCAGCACGTTTTCATCCGTTCCCACCAGATAATCACCCTGTTTTGCTTCTGGCTCTTTTGGCGCGGTGGTTTTCTTCCGACGACGCTTAACCTTGGTTGTTTCTTTTTTCTTGGGTTCGCGGGTATGCAGCCAGCTGGCAATTACGCCGGTATAGGCACCACGATCAGCCAGGGTAAAACGATGACCGTCACCGACTTTACGCTCAATGGTGATAACCGGCAGCGGCTTACCGCTCGCCGTTTTTCCCTGCCCCTGCCGGATAAACAACAGGTTTCCATCCTTAACGGAAGCAATCGCCCCATACTGGCGCGCCAGCTTCATCAGGAAACTGGCATCGCTTTCATTGGTCTGGTCCATGTGATCCAGCGCCTTGTCCGTCAGGTCTTTACCCAGCGCCATTTTGAGGTTATGCCGCGCTGCGATTTCCTTTACCACATCGCCAACGGTTGTCTGGTGCCATGACTTTTCGCGCCGGGTATTGAGGGTTTCACGGAAATCAGCGCTACGGGCACGGATAGTCAGACGATCAGGAGCACCGCTGTGCTCAATCTCATCGACAGTAAACGCCCCTTTCGGGAAAAGCGGCTGTCCTTTCCACCCCAGCGCCAGCTGAATAACAGCACCACGTCGCGGCAAAACGATCTGCCCGTCGGCGTCGTCCAGCTCCAGATCAAGCTGGTCAGCCTCAAACCCCCGGTTATCGGTCAGCGTCAGACTCATCAGGCGCGCATCCAGCGCGGTTGTCACGTCCTTACCTTCAATAGTGATACTGAAAGCCGGGCTTTTGCTGTTCAGGTCAAAAAGATCAGAGCTAAAATTCACTGCAGCAACCCTCCAACAGTATTTTTAATATTACCTATCGCAGACGTTGCAGAGTCCTGCAGGTTACTGAGCTGATCGCTGAGACTGCCGAACATATCAGACAGCGACTCATCAACCCTTTTCAGGGTCAGCGTAAACTCAATACGGCGAGGCATTCCGCTTTCAAAAAATTCCGTTTTTGTCTGACTCAGGCTCTCGATTACAAACATGCCGTAAATGGTCCCGCTTCCCTCAATCAGGGGCCATGCTTTGCCCAGCTCTGCCATTTGTTCCAGCGCGAGTAATGACAGCCTGCCCCCGGTGACCTCCGGCAGCAGTACGCCAGATAACGTCAGCGAGTCATTATCCGGGCCAATAAACTGCGTTGATGGTCGTCGGTTCACCCGACTGTTGGCGGCGTGTCGCCAGCTTCGCTGATACTGCAGCTCCTGATATGGCACTGTACGCAGCATAAAGACATATAACCCCAGCACCATCATCATGATTCATATCCCCCTTGATCACTGAAATTACTGCGCGCTTTAGCCCTGGTCTTGCGCTCGCGTTCGTCAAGCTGTCGTGCAACTTCACGGGCAATATCTTGCGCACTCTGCCCTGGCTGAGCATAGATAGTGATCGGTGCGTGAGTTTCAAAGTGCATCACTGGCGGCGCACTGGCAGATTTCGCAGGCTGGCTTTGTTTATATGCCACAGTAGGCAGGCTGTAAGGATGTAGTGGAGCAGCCTCTGCAGGCGCTGCCGCTACGCCCATGACACCTGCAACGACGGAAGCCAGCGCAGCAGTGCGCCGCCTGCTGGTCACATTTGCGGGGCCGTTCACAATTTCAGGGCCGTTCTCCCCAACAATACCAAACTGACCGCGCGGAATAATCCCACCACTGTCATACATCCCGGCAAACGGAACCGCAGCAGCCGCTGCTCCACCAACCACCTGCACCTGTGCTTTGCCTTGTGTTTTATTATTTCCGGTCATCCAGTCAGGCAGATAATCGGTGACTGAGGAAAGCTTGCTTTTGAGTGTCTCCCATTTGGCATTAATTCCATTAAGAATACTGTCAATAATGGCGCTGCCCATGTCCTGAAACTTCGCAGGAAGCGCGGCAACATCAGCCAGGATCGAATTCCATTTTTCACTAATAGATTGTCTGATATTGGCCCACGCGTCAGAAACGCCAGATTTTATTGCATCCCAATTTTTAGCTATTAATCCCGGCAAGGTATAATTAAAGAACAGTGACTTAATCCCCTCCCATGCGGCACTGGCCTTTTCTTTAATCCAATCCCATGCCGTACCAGTGGCATTACATACGGCATCCCACATGGCCTTGAACTTTGGACCAAGAGTGTCCCAATTCTGCCAGATATAAATAGCACCAGCAGCGATCAGCCCTATGACAGCCAGTATAGGGTTTGCAAACATCAATCGGCCCAGCCATATAACTGACTTGCCAACAGAACTTATTGCTTTCCCAATGAGACCAAATGCAGATGAAAATTTTAGCCCCATCACCCCTGCGCTCATTCGCACTACTGCCATCGGCCCTAACACGGACGCCAGCGCCAGTGAAACAACCCCAGCGGCGGTGGCAACAATGGCAAAGCCAGCTGCCAGCTTAAACAGCGCAGAGGTCAATTGTGGGTGTCGTTTAACAAAACCATCCAGACGCGAAGCCAGTTCACCCAACCAGTCAGCCAGCTTCTTTAATGCAGGGGCAACTGTTTCACCGATACTAGCCATAGCATTGGTAAAGGAACCTGTAGCGGCTTCCCATTTATTACCAAGAGTATTCAAGGAGGCATCAACACGCTCGCGCAGAGAAGCCTGATTTTGTAGCTTTGAAGCCGTTTCACGATACCCTGAGATGCCTTTGGTAATCATAATATTTAGCACCTGCAGCGTTTCCGCATCATCTCCAAAAATACCTTTTAACGTAGCTAACCTTTTCTCAGTATTAAGCTTTTGGAGTTGAGCTAATTGCGTGTACATTTTCTCCAGCCCGCCAAACTCCCCCTTTCCATCAGTAAAATCGAACCTAACGCCAGTGCCTTTTAGTTCATCATTAGCATCCTTCACTTTTTCCGTATTCATGACGGACTGAAATACTTTTCGGTAGGCATTACCAGCTGACTCTCCAGCCATACCAGCCTGATCAGCCATAACTAATAGAGGAGCAAATGTCTTAGCCGCGTCCAATCCCTTTTTATGAATAATATCCATCGCGCTGCTGATTTTTGAGAACCCCTGCAGCATATTTCCTGAATCTACCCCCGCGTAGAATCCTTTCTGGATCACGTCCATCAGATTCATCATGTCTTTTTCGGAGGTCTGAGTAGCATCTTGTAACTTAGCCGCAAACTCAGCTGCTGCAGTGGGAGCCATCTGTAACTGCACGCCAAGATAAGCTGCTGACTCTCCCAAGCCACCCAGGATGACCTGCGCCGACATACCCTGACGGCGTAGCATAGTCATCATGTTCTGAAAGTCGGCTGTTGTTCCCGGCAGCTTATCGCCCAAAGCAACTGCAAGCCGGTTAATTTTTTCAAATGCAGGCGCTACCTTTCCGCCCGGTCCCATCATTGAACCGGCGAGCTGATTCGCTGCATTTTCTGATTCTGAATAGGCTTTTACTGGAGCCAACAACGTCATGCCAGTAGTTACCCCAGCCGCCATCGCCCCTGCACCATTACCTGCCAGAGAGTTCCTTAACTCGCGGGTCTTTTCAGCCTTGGCTTTGATGGCGTTGAGCTTTCGCTGACGCTCGCCAACTTCACGCAGCCTGCGCTCCTGCTCAGCCAACTGTCGGTTATACCGCTCAGTTTCTCGTGCAATCCGTGCCGTCTCACGCGCTCCGCCCCCAGCAGATAACCCCAGCCGATAAAGCTCAGCCCTGGCTGCCGCCATCTGGCGAGTTTCCTGTTGCTGTTTTTGTTCAAGACGTGAAACAGCACGCCACTGAGCTTCAAGCGCCTGCGTTTGTTTTTTTGTCGGGGATTCCAAAGATGACATTTCGCGCGTCATCATTTGAGCGCGTAGCCTCGCCTGATCCAGTTCGGCACCAGTACGGCTAACACTTTGAGTTAGCTGATCGAAAGATTTAAGCTGACCTCCAGCATCACTCAGTTTTTTAATCTGATCGCGGGTTTGTCGAATAGCTGATGCCAGCTCCTTAGAGCCAGCCTGTGCATTTTTAAATGGGCGGGTTAACTTATCCACCGCCCCCAGAACTACCTGCAGTCGCAGGTTATTATCACTCATCGCTGGCCCCGCTTCGCTGAATTGCCTTATGCCGCCACTCCAGCACATCAGTCAGCGGCATAACGTCAGTGATGGACGGCGACCAGTGAAAGATGGTGGCAATGTCTGCCACCAGATCATCAACCGTCAGGTTGTCGGCAAATCGGCAAGCACCGACTTCGGCAACAAAAAAGTAACCACCTCTACAGCCATTGCTGTCAGATCGGCGGGGTCCAGCTCTGCCATTTCTTGCGCGGTCAGCGTCGGGGTGGAGATTCGCGGGATCACGGTCATCATCGCACTCACGTCCATATCCATAATGGCCTGCAGACGGGTGCCACGCAGTGCGCCGGACTGCGGCTTACGCAGCACAATTTCGGTAATTTCAGCTTTACCGCGCATGATAGGAGTATCCAGTTTTACGGTCTTTTCAGTCAGCTTATCGCTCATGTTCGTTTCCTGTTAATGAAATACTGGCGCGGCTGCCCGCGCCGTTAAGGTTAATCAGAGGCCGAGGGCATTACGGTGTTCTTCCATCAGGTCCACGCCGTCAACGATTTCAACCATGTTGACCAGATCGACCTCATAGAGCACCTCACCGTTAATGGTCAGCTTCGCGTAGCTGTTGGTGCTGCTGACCTTGGTGGTGCTGCTCTCACCGGTTTTCCACTCGCCGGAATCCACTTCTTTATGACGCCCGCGCACAACCAGCTCAACGGCCTGCACTTCTCCGGTATCGTCACGCTGAATGGAACCGGTGAAACGCAGCTGGATGCCGTCAACGGTTGCCTTGCCCATCTGCTTGAATAACAGCAGTTCGGTGCCGCCGATTGAAAATTCCGTGTCCAGTGCGCCGTCATCCAGCCCCATATCCACGTCCACCGCGCCCGGCATGCCGCCGCCGCGATACTTCTCAAACTTGCGGGTGAATTTCGGCAGCGTCAGCGACTCAACGATCCCCTGCCAGTTGTTCCCGTCGTTAAACAGGTTCAGGTGTTTTAATTTGCGTGGTAAAGCCATGTTGTCCCCTTACGCGCTGACCTGGCTGGAGAAATCCAGCAGGTACTGATCGGTGATGCGCTGGCGCAGCATCAGGTTTTCAAGCGGCGGCACCGGCGTGTAGTCGTAGTCGATGGTGAGCTTCCCGGCTTTCAGGGAGTCTTTATCGTTCACCGACTCATCCAGCCAGCAGTCTGCGCCGATGATGTAGCCCTGCGTTTTCAGGCTGCGCAGCTTGGCTCGGATACCTTCGATAATGTCACGGGCCAGCGACGGGTTGAGCACGCCATCCACCGCCCACATGTGCGCTTCTGCGATGGTGTCAGCCAGCACCTGCGCCGTGCGGGTGTAGTTCTCAAAGGCAAACAGCGGATCGTCACTGAGGCAACGGGAACCCCAGAAGCGGAAGCCGTCTTTGCGGATAAGCGTCGTGACGTCGTTCTGGTTCAGCAGTCCCGCATCGGTTGCCGGGTCCTGCAGATCCCAGAATACGTCAGCGGAAATACCAGTAACGCCGTTCACGCCCACGTTGGACAGAGTTTTGTGCCAGCCGGTCTGTTCATCAATTTTGGCGCGCAAGCCGAGCGCACGGGCAGAGGCGTAAGCCGTCGCATCTGCATTCAGCACGGTGTCAAAGTTGATGAAGTCAGGCCAGATCAGCATCCCCTCGCGCTGGCTGAAATTGTCACGGTAGGCAATCGCTTCTTCCACCGTTTTGCAGCCGTAGGCGGACAGATAGGCAAACCCGCGCAGACTCTGCGCCACGCTCAGCAGCTCAGTGGCAACCGCCTGCGTGTCGTGTCCCGGCACACCGAGAATGCGCGGCTTGACACCGAGCTGCGACTGCGCCGAAAGCAGCGCTTTCATGCCCGTTTTTTTACCGTCAGCAGTTACACCGCCGATAATGTTGGAGGTGGTTTCCGCTTCGGTTTCGCCCTGCGCCACGCGCACAACGACGGTCACGGGTTTAGCCTGGTCTGCAATCGCATCCAGCGAACGGGCCAGCGTGCCGGAATCGCCCGCTTTACCGCTGGCGGTCAACACATCGGTCAGCAGAACCGGCTTATTGAGGGGAAACATAGACGCATCAGCATCATCGCCGGTGCAGACCATGCCCACGATGGCGGTGCTCACCGTGGTAATGGATCGGGTGCCCTCGTTGACTTCAACAACGCGCACCCCGTGGTGGTAATCCTGAGCCATAAGGCAGTCTCTCCGGTTTACAGGGGGTGTGCCTATGTTCTGGTTGATATGCACGCGGCGCACGCGCCTGGCTATGTATGGGGAATGGCACAATGAAAGGGGTAAAAAAATCCCCGCAGCTGCGGGGACGGGATTAATCTTCGGGACGTTCAGGCCAGTTGATATCAGGTGCCAGCGATGTATCCACGCGCGTCAACAATACGCGGTATTTTCGCCAGGCATCATAGCGGCTCTTTTCTTCGTCTGTTGCCATAACCAATGACGACCATCAATTCACCTTCTCTATGCAGCGGTGGAAGGATTTTTACAGATTTCGCTATGTGTAACTGCTTTTCCAAAAACCTTCCTATGCCGGTTTACCAGGCCACTCGATATCTGGTGCTGCCGATGTATTGACAGCTTCAAGCTCATCAAGATAGTCAAGCCACAAATTGTATTGCGCTAATTCATCCCCTTTCAGTCGACCAATGGCTGCTTTCCCTGGCCATTGTTTACTGTTCATGAAGCTGTTTGCTTCAGCGATGCGTGATGCTTTTTCATTTTCAGCTATTGCAATCTGCTGTTCATGAGTGAGTGGTGGCGTTGAAACCCAGGCAGGATAACCTTTTTCATCAGCACCCATCATTTTTCCTGATGGTGCAGTGCCGGTGTATGTTGCAAATACGGCCTCGTCAACCTCCACCCCATCAACAGGCCAGTCACCTGTAGCCTCATAAGAACTTTTCAGAGCTACAGGATAAAAAGCATTACTGGTGGCGCTATATACATATTTCATTATTAAATTCCCACTGCTATCCACGAAATATTTGTCATCGTTCTGTTAAATACAGAGCCGGCAGCCACGAGCCACGCCGAAAGATAAAACCCAGACTTATCAATTACCTGACAACCTGCAATATTTGCTGCACTGGCATCTGTTCCAGCTCCTGTTACTCCGAAACATTGTGTCGGGAAAGGGATAGGAAAGTTAACAATAACTGAACCGCTGCTACTGGATGTCTGATATCCATATTGAATAATTTTACCTGATGGGAATTTCATCCAACCAGGACCAGCAGCGAACGAGGCCATGTCTGGGATTTGGTTGGTTCCTGTCCCCACATCACGCTGGGCAGCGGATTTCAGACCAAGGTATTGTAGAAGTGCCGAAACACTTTTCCCGCTGAGGTTAGTCAAAGTGGCATCGAGGGGCTGTTTCCCCGCCAGCGCGTTCATCACTGTTGTCGCAAAGTTAGGATCATTCCCCAGCGCAGCTGCCAGTTCATTCAGTGTGTCCAGCGCCTCCGGCGATGAACCAACCAGCCCGGCAATAGCTGCCTTCACAAATGCTGTAGTGGCAATCTGCGTATTGTTCACAGTCTGCGCCGCAGTCGGAGCCGTTGGCGTTCCGGTCAGGGCCGGGCTTGCCAGTGGTGCTTTCAGTGCCAGCGCATTGTTAATGGTGGTACTGAAATTCGGGTCATTATTGATAGCTGCCGCAATTTCTTTCAGCGTATCCAGCGTTGCCGGTGCGCCACCAATCAGGGCAAGAATAGCAGCCTGTACAAAGGCGGTGCTGGCAATCAGGGTGCTGTTGTTTCCTGCCGGTGGCGTTGGCGTTTTAGGCATCCCTGTCAGAGTCGGGCTGTCTTTTGGTGCATACTGTGAATGAGGATCAACAGCAGCAAGATGCTTTGCCATCAGGTCATCCACATACACCTTAAGCTCCAGCACCTTATCATCCACATATTTGCGGGTTGCCAAAACCACTGCAGGGTCAATTTTCAGTGTGATGTTATCGGTGCTGCTGGTAATCAGTACCATACGCACGGTCTGCGTGCGTCCGCTGCCCTCTGCCAGTTTCGGCTTGTAACTTTCGGGGCAGTTTCCCACAGCAATCAGCGCACCTGTTTCATCAAAAAGTCCGACTTCACGGATCCACCACCCGCCCTCGTTTTCGGGGATCACCTGCTCAGCAATAATCTGACTGCTGTTCTGCGGATCGATATACAGCATATTCAGCGCTGCACGGCGCTCCTCAGCCACTAACGCGGTCTGTTGCGCGTTGGGTGTGGGCAGCGCACCGCCACCGCTACCCACCGCCATATGGGTAATTTTAAGCGGGACACCGAGCGCGGCGGCGCTTGCCAGTTTCGCCGCGCCGATATCCGTCAGCAGGGTGTAAAATTTTGCGCTCATGGGTTCACTCTCATCGTGTCAATAACATGGACCGCCCCGCCCTCATAAGCGGTGCCGCCGGAAATAATGGTTTCGTTGATATACGGGTAGATCGTGATTTCTTCGCCGGTGTAGGTGGCTGCACCCACAAAATACGGGCCGCCTGTCTGCAGGTTGATGGACATACCAACCAGATGACGGCTGCATGGTTTTGCGTCACCGATCAGGCGCTCCAGCTCCAGATAGGTTTCTTCTGTTATGCCCTGGTCCTGCACGCCAATATCCAGACGGAACGTCCCTGGTGTTTCGCCAGTCTGCCACCACTCAATGATGCGGATCAGAAAGCCGAACGGCTCCACCACACGCCGCACGGCGCTGGTTGTCCCCTTGTGCTGATGGATATAAAACGCGTCCTGCACAACGCGGCGCTTGACGCTTTCTGTCCAGCTTTCATCCCAGCGGTCAACAGAAAACGCCCAGGCCAGATAGGGCAGGAATCTGATCGGACAGGTTGCCGGATTCCACAAATCACGCAGCGATACCTGCAGATCGGAAATCCCGCTGCAGGTCTGCGCCAGTCGGCGCTCAAGCGGCGACGAACCCGGCGGCAACAGACTATTCATCCGTGCCCCCGTTGGTAACGCTCCATTCGGTACAGGATGCCGCCTGCGTCTTATCCAGCACCACATCCTCCAGCGGGGACGCCAGCTCCACACGCTGGACGCCCTCCACGTGCAACGCGGCATAAATGGCGCTACGGCGGATATCACGTCCCAGGCGTGTCTGACTGGCGATGTATTTCTGCAGGCTGGCTTTTGCCTCTGCCATCACCGGCTCAGCCTCCGGCCCCGGATAAAGGAATATCGTCGCATCCACGTTGTACGGAATAATTTCAGCGCTGCGCACCGTCAGGCGGTCTGCCACCGGGCGAACTTTTTCACTGTTAAGCGCCTGCTCAACCACCGCCAGCAGGTCAGCCCCTGCCGTACCGTCATCCTCACGGCTCAGCACGGTAAGCACCACCTCTGCCGGTGCCGGACTGGTTGCGCTGGCATCAGCCACCCGCCCGTCGGCACTTCTGGCGTGGAATTCATAGGCTCCCGTCGGCCCTGCAACGGACAGCCCTTCAAATGCTGCAGGAATGCGCTGGCGTAATGCTTCATCACTTTCCATCACTGCGGCGACCGGCGGCACCGCGTCATTATCGGCAGGGACTACCGTCAGGCGCTTCACGTTGCAGTTACCTGCCAGTTGTTCAAGGTCATTTCCCATGGAATAGGCCACCATGACCGCCTGCGCAGCCTCATTAATTCGCTGACGCAGCAGGATTTCGCGGTAAGTATTTTCCTGCAGCAGTTTGGTGACAGGTTCTGACTCCAGCGCTAACGTGCGCATAACAGCCTCCTGTTCATCAGCCGGATGGAGGGCCACAAAGGCGGCCTTGCGTTCTGCCAGCAATGCCTCAAAGTCCGGCACATCCACAATCTGCGGCGGCGGTAGCCGGGAAAGGTCAATGACTGCCATTGTCTGCTCCTGTTGATACGGAAAGGGAAACCGGTGCGCCGTTATTGCCGTGTCCGGTAAGTTCAACCACCATAGAGCCGTCAAAATTGCCGTTGATGGTGATGGAGTCCAGCGTAAGGCGCGGTTCCCAGCGGTTCAGCGCCACATAAACCGCAGACATAATCTGCAGGTGCAGCGCCGGGTTCTGCGGCTGGTCAATCAGGGCTGACAGCAGGGAGCCATATTCCCGGCGGGCAAGACGGCTGCCCTGCGGCGTCAGCAGAATATCCCGCACCGACTGGCGCAGATGGTCTGTATCTGCAATGGCCTGCCCGTCATTCCTGCTCATACCGATATACAACGTCATACCGGACCTCCCGTGTTAGCACCGCCTTTCATAACACCTGTATGCTTATGGTCATCAACTACGATCCCGTTGGAACTCATCGCGCCACCGCCCTGGGTGACGCCACCATTGATCACCACCTCGCTGTTAATGCGCGTGGTGTCAGCCTCCACCACAAACTCACCGGTTTTGTAGGTGACGCTGTCTGATGCCTCGATCACCATGGATTTGATGCCCCTGACATGCCATCGTCCGGTGGCGGGTTCATACTCAAACCATCCCCCGTCCGGGTACTCCGTCACGCAACCGTCCACCGAATCCGACGGCGGCGGAAACTGATTGGAGTAGATGGCGGGCAGCACAAAAGCGGTTTCCAGATTGCCCCCCATACTCAGCACCACCACCTGCTCATCCGGCGACGGACACCACCATGTACGGGCACCACCGGCACGCAGCGTCAGCCAGTTAATCCAGTTGGTTTCAAGCTCGCCCACTCTCACCCGGCACAGCCAGTTTTCCCGGTCCACTTCGGTCACGGTGCCGGTGCGGATCAGGTTGGTGATAAGGCGCATAATTTCGGTCAGTTGTGCATTCATAACGAAAGGTTGCCATCAGAGGGAAAAGGGAGGCAGCGCGGGCGCTTGTACCAGCGGTGGCACAAAGATCACCCCGCCAGCCAGCGCAGCAGGGTGTCACGGGTGACGGTTTCCACTTCTTCATTCACGCCCAGCAGGCGGCGCTCTGCGTAGCGAACCTCCGGGCCTTTTCGGCTGACGCGATCCCGCAGGCCATAATGGTGAACACGGGCAATGCGCTGCACCTTGCCATCAAACTGCACGCTGGCGGAGTCCGCACTGGCGGTGGTTTTCAGGTATTTTGTGGTGCGAAGCTTTGCAAACATCTGGCGTTTTATGCGTCCCTTCTTGCTGCGGGCTGTCACCCGGCGCGGCTCATAGCCGCTGCCGTCAGGATTACGCTGCAGCCTGATGTTCTGCTGCTGCGTCCGGCGCAACTGTTGCGCCAGTTGCCGCATCATACGGCTGCGCGCGGCAGGCTCCAGATTCGCCAGTAGCGCCGTCAGCCAGTCATCCACCCTCTGCAGTTCATCCACGTTTCACCGTCCACATTTCTTCGGGTTCGTCCGGCTCCGGCACCGCTTCAACGCTTGACACGCTGCCGTTAGTGCTGACCAGCACGCGCTCCGTCAGTTGCAGGTTCAGGCTGATATCGCACACATCGTTGCGCAGAATATCCACTTCAAAGGTGAACAGTTTTTCGCGCAGCTCCGGGTTATTGATAGCATCCGGCTGGTTGTCACTTAGCCACAGCAGCACAGGAGCCATCAGCAGATTCTGGTCGCCGCTGAAATCCTCGATCACCACGTTCAGGGTGTAGCGGTATTCCCATGACATAGAGCTGGCACCGGTTGCCACCAGTGAGCCGTTATCAACGAAAAGGTGCAGCTTGTCCGGGTTGTCGCGGACATAAGCAACCGCTTTATTAAGGGCGCTGCGTAAGGACTGCGGTTTGTTCACTGTCTCGCTCCTGACACGCAATAATCGTGTCCACTTTGTCAGCACAGACCGCCCAGGCGGCCTCGGTTTCATCCAGCACCGCGTTCAGATCGCCGTTACTGCGCGGCGCTGACCTTTCCAGACGGCACTGCGTCACTCTGGGACAGCCACTCACGGTAAGCTGCACCTCCGGCGAGGGCCGGACGCTCCCGCAGCCGGATAATGTCAGCAGGCAAAGGAGTATCAGCCCAGCGGCGCAAATCCTCGTTTTCACGTTTCAGTTCCTCGATCCGGTGCTGGCGGCTGCGCAGAAGTGCGGTGGTCTGTTCCGCTGCCGCATAAAGCCGCGCCTGCTCCCGGCTGTTGGTTTCGGTCAGAATGGACAGGCCAATCAGCTGGCTGTTTTTCTTCTTCAGCTCCTGCGTTTTGCTTTTCAGCGCCGCGCCCTGCGTCTCGATAGTGTGGCTGGCATTGTTAAGCCGCCACGACTGCCAGCCCAGCGCCGCAAGTGCCAGCGCCAGCACTACCGCCAGCGCACGCATCAGGCCACCATCGGCTCATGAAGCGGCGCGCGGGCAATCTGATACAGAACCAGCGTCAGCAGGTAAAACACCATGGTGATCACCCATCCAGAAAACGCCAGGCACAGAACAATAAGCAGCCTGATTACCCATGTACGCACGGGTTTTACGGGGTGCGCCCTGAATTTCAGCAATGCCGCCCTGACCTCATCGCGCGCCCGATCTCCGGCGAACCACCCTACAGCGCACAGCGCAGCAAGCAGCCAGGCGAGGAAGCATGACACCCAGACAGACGCACCAACCAGAACCGGCGCAACGCTGCGCGGATACAGCAGGCTGATAACCAACAGCGCAGCCCATGCCAGCTGGAAAAAAACGCTCATGACTTTCTTTTTCATTCCGTTATGCTCCTTTTAAGCACCAGGCCATTTCCCGCGCGCGGCGGTTGTCCAGCCCCTGATTAAACACACCTTTGACATATACCCAGCGCGGCAACTGATGGCAGGCATCCGCCCAGCGCCGCTGGTTCAGCAACTTAACCAGCGTGGAGCTGCAGGCGTTGCCGGTGCCCACGTTGAAAGCAAACGACACCACCGCGTCATAGACCTTTTGCGGCATCGGCTGCACCACACATTTTTCCAGCGCCCGCTCCACGCGCAGCACATTGGTGATAAGTCCCTGCGCCGCCTGCCGTTCCGTGATAGTTTTGCCCGGCACCACACCGGACGTATTGCCGATCCCGTCGGTCCACACGCCCGCGCTGCACTGATAAGGCTGCAGGCGGCATCCCTCGTAATCGGCGATCAGTTTCAGCCCCTCAACGGAGGTATGAAGCGACTGGAAACCGGGCAGCGTGGCGGCGATAGCCAGCACCGCCCCGACAAGGCAGCGCTTAACGATTGAAGGATTCATATTCCCCCCGCGAAATTTTGCCGCCACGTAACAATTTGAAAGACTGGTGTTTGTAGTACCAGTTGATAGCCAGCATCAGCACACCAATCAGTACGCCGCCAACCGTTGACGCATCCTTGAGCGACAGATCGCCCAGCCATGCCAGCAGCACGGCGATGCAGTAAGTGATAAAGGCGCTGATTCGCTCAAGCGTCATAATTCAGTCCCATAGCTGGACGGTCTGCACGGTGGTGGTTGCCGGAATGTCCGGCAGCTCCACCTGCAGCCCGTGAGGTAAAAAGGGGCCGTATTCGGCAAGCCCCGGATTTGCCTTCAGTACCTGCTCCGTGACACCCTGCGTGCGCCCGTAATGACGCCAGCAAAGCGCGTCCACCGTGTCATACTGATGCGCACGCACTTTCATCAGATAAGCTCCACCATACAGTGCGGTGCATCCTGCACCCGGCTGATAGCCCAGCGGGCATCACGCCACAGATCGCCGCTGGCCTCCGCCAGCTCCTCCCCTCGCTTCACACCTGACGCCGTGGCGTCATAGTCCTGATAACGCTCATTGAGCACGGCGCGCGCCCAGCAAAAAACAGCGTTGTGGTAGTGCTGGATACGCTCGCTTTTGCCGTCCAGCATTTCTGCAGGAACGTCTGCAAGTGTCTGCCAGCCAAGCATCTGCTGACGCTTGCGGAAGTCGTACAGCTCAGCGTTAACCTCAGAGATCGCCGTCAGCACGACCTGCTTTAAACGCGGCTGCGTCACCGTGCCATCAGTGCGCATCACACTGCGAAATTCCGACAGGTCCACATCAGGCCAGAACGGCGTATTTCTGATGACCTCCGCCTGTTCCGGTGCCTGTTCGGGCGCAACAAACTTCATGCGGCGTTCTCCTGAATAAGTGGGCGGTGGACGGGGTTTTGATGTGGCAGTGCCTTTCGCCACCCCGTGCCGCCCGTGCGCGGGGCACGTTCTTTAGCGGCTGTCATTGCGCAGTCTGCGCTCCAGCTGCTGCTTTTCTTTTTTCACGCCACAGCGGGGATCGAGCTGCAGCGCATGGGTAAGGTGATTCAGGGCAGATGCCGGGTTGCTTTCGCTCAGTGCAGCGCCGATGGCTTTATGCAGGCGCGCCCGCGACTGGTCCGGCATATCCAGATCGGTTGTCAGGTCCAGCGTCTGCAAGAGCAGATCGGCATCAAAACCAGCAGCGGCCAGCAGAGCGCTTTGCGCCGCGTCTGCCATTTCTTCTGCCAGCACGGTCTGCACGTTACGGTTGCCCAGCGGCATCACCCAGCCATGGCGCAGTGCATGACGCCCGATTTCCAGCGCACCGGCATAATCACCGGCGTCGATACGCCACAGCATCACGTACATCAGCACGTCATCCTGCTGCGCACCTCCGGCAGCCAGCACGCCCTCCGCCCAGGCGGAATATTTCGGCAGCAGCTCCACCTTGATTTCCGCCTTTTTCACCGTGGACTGGACGGCCTTGAGGCGGCGACGGTCTTCTGCCAGCTGCAGCAGCATCAGGTCATAGCCCGACGCATGGCGAACACTGCCGCCCTCACGGGCGGCCTGTTCGGCCTGAATGCGCAGGCGGTGCTGCCGTGCGGGACTCAGGCTCATGCGTTATTCCCCACCTTCCGGTGCCGCAGGCGCGCTGAAATCACCGATTTCGATGTTTTCAACCAGCGCCGCGCAGCGGTAGTCCTCGACCACATACGCCTCGTTGACGGACTCAAAGTTTTCAATCCGGTCACGTTTCGGGTTGTCGATAACAGAACGGCGGCGGGTATCTTCCTGCCAGTAGATGGACAGGTTATCCAGACGGGTGATCAGCAGGGCATTTGCCGGGAAGTAAGGCGCACGCACGGCCTGCAGGCCGCCCATACGTTTCTGGCTGATGATCAGATCGGCGGCAATTTTCTCGCTGTTGTCCTGCTCTTTGTTGACCAGCGGGAAATACTTGTCAGACAGCAGTTCACGTCCGCAGACGACAACCAGATCGTCATCATCCTGATAAACCGCATCGATCAGCTCGTTGACGGCATCCATCACCACGGCGTCCAGGTTGGCATAGTCGCCGCCCTTGCCCACCTTGACCGCGCCTGCAGTCGTTGCACCGTCTTTTGTGGTGCTGCCCATGACGTGATCCGGCGCGTCTTCGCGGATTTTCTGCAGCCAGCCTTTATTGACGTCCTGCAGCAGCGGGTTTTCAGCACGGTTGGAGGTTTTGGCACGCTTCACGCCGTTAAAGCCGATCATGATGCGGTCCAGCGCCTGACGCTTGACGATGGCGTTGCGGATACGCACCTGGAAGTCCTGGAATTTCGCCCACAGGTCCAGTTTTGCGTAGGTCAGCACCGTGTCAAAGTTGGTCTGTTCGCATTTGTATTCCACGTCTTCCATCAGCGTAGGATCGGTAGGCTCGCGCTCTTTGGTGGTGGTATCGGTGGTTCCGGCAATGGTGCTGCCAACGCCCAGCCCCAGCAGCTGCCCGGACTGCTCAGTGACCGGCGTGATGTTAATCAGCGTCAGGAAAGCGGCGGACTGCTGGATCTGGTCTTCCAGAGTCTGCTGCACCGACGGGTCCACGGTGAACTTGCTGGAGAGTTCTTCAACCTCCACACCGTTCAGGCGCGCCAGCTGCTGCAGGTAAGCGTTAAAGGCAAATTTCGTTTTCTTTTTCATCGGGTTTTATGCTCCATCAGCAATTGGTCAGGGTGCCTGCCGGTGCGTCACCGCCCGGCGCGCGCTGGCGGTAGTCTTTACGGCTGTCTTCGCTGCTCAGCTTCTGCTCAAGCTCGGCAAAGGCGGCCTGCTGCTCCTGCAGGGAGGACTCCAGCTCAGAAAGGCGCTTGTCCTGTTCAGACAGGGATTTATCCGTGCGCTCGCTCAGGATCTGCTGCTCAGTAGCGACCAGCTCCACGGCTTTATGCACATCAGAGAATCGCGCCTCATCGGTCTGCTCTTTTTTGGTGAACAGCGCAGTGACGCGGGCAAAGAGGGACGGCTTTTCGTCCTGGGCTTCTTCCAGTTCGATCAGCGTTTCAACCGCTTCCGAAAACAGGTTTTCAGGGTTCTGCTTACGGTTCGCCAGCGGGTTATGCGCGGCTCTGGCGCTGAATGCCAGCATTTCGGTGCCAAGGCTCGCCGGATCGTCCGTCGCCCCCAGCCCCACAAGGTAGGCTTTGCCGGTGTCGGCAAACTTCGTGCTGACCTCCATGGAGGTGAAAAGCTTCTGGCCTTTCTTCACCAGCTCCACCAGGGCGTCCGTGGGTTCGATATCGGCATAAAGCGCCATCTTGCCCGCCAGCGGCCCGTCCTTGATTTCTTCTGCAACCAGCCCCGTCACCCTGCCGTAGCGGTTAAAGGTACTGTCCGGCAGATAAGACTTGATGTGCTCAAGGTTAATCAGCGCGGTATATACCGTCGGGTTGTAGCTGGCAGCCATCTGTACCAGCCATTCACGCTGGATTTCGCGCCCGTCAGTGGTGGCACCTTCCACCCCGATACGGAAACGCTTTGCTTTCACTGTCATGAGCCGTGCTCCGTTAGAAAAAACTTACTGGAGCCTTATGGTTGCGGTGATGGGGGTAGTGAAACAATGCGCGGTATTTGTACCGACAACCACACAAACCGCAGGCGGGGAAAGCCTTCATTCAAGGCTGTAGGTTTGTGCCATGAACACCACACTGACACCCGTAGATCTCGATCCCCGTCGGCAGGCCATGCTGCTGTACTTTCAGGGATACCGCGTAGCCCGCATTGCTGAAATGCTGGGCGAGAAAGTTGCAACCGTTCACAGCTGGAAAAAACGCGACAAGTGGGGTGATTATGGGCCGCTGGATCAGATGCAGCTCACCACCGCCGCACGCTACTGCCAGCTCATCATGAAGGAGCAGAAGGAAGGGAAAGACTTCAAGGAAATTGACCTGCTGGCGCGCCAGTCAGAGCGCCACGCCCGGATCGGTAAATTTAACGATGGCGGGAACGAAGCTGACTTAAACCCGAACGTCGCCAACCGTAACAAAGGCCCGCGCAGGCAGCCAGAAAAGAATGTTTTTACCGATGAACAGACCGAAAAGCTGGAGGAAATCTTCCGCAACGGCATGTTTGAATATCAGCGCCACTGGTGGCAGGCAGGCGTAAAACACCGTATTCGCAACCTGCTTAAATCACGCCAGATCGGGGCAACATACTTTTTTGCCCGCGAAGCGCTGATTGACGCCATCACCACGGGGCGCAACCAGATTTTTCTCTCAGCCAGTAAGGCGCAGGCGCACGTTTTTAAGCAGTACATCATCGACTTTGCAAAAGAGGTGGATGTTGAGCTGAAAGGCGACCCGATGACGCTCAGCAACGGCGCGTGCCTGTACTTCCTCGGCACCAACGCCCGCACAGCGCAGAGCTACCACGGCAACCTGTACCTTGATGAATATTTCTGGATACCGAAATTCCAGGAGCTGCGCAAGGTTGCCTCCGGCATGGCCATTCACAAGAAATGGCGACAAACCTACTTCTCCACGCCGTCCAGCCTGACCCACAGCGCCTATCCGTTCTGGTCCGGCGCGCTGTTCAACCGGGGCCGCGCCAAAGCGGACAAGGTGGATATTGACCTGACCCACAGCAACCTTGCGCGCGGCGTGCTCTGTCCGGACGGACAGTATCGCCAGATCGTCACCGTGGAGGATGCGGTGCGCGGTGGCTGTAATCTGTTCGACCTTGACCAGCTGCGCATGGAGTACAGTCCGGACGAATACCAGAACCTGCTGATGTGCGAATTTATTGACGATCTGGCGTCAGTGTTCCCGCTCAGCGAGCTGCAGGCGTGCATGGTGGACAGCTGGGAAGTCTGGTCCGATTTTCAGGCGCTGGCGCTGCGTCCGTTTGGCTGGCGCGAAGTCTGGATCGGATACGACCCGGCGAAAGGCACGCAGAACGGTGACAGTGCCGGGTGTGTGGTGGTGGCACCGCCAACCGTGCCGGGCGGGAAGTTCCGCATACTTGAGCGGCACCAGTGGCGCGGGATGGACTTCCGCGCCCAGGCTGACGCCATCAAAAAGCTGACGCAGCAGTACAACGTGACCTATATCGGCATCGACTCGACCGGTGTCGGTCACGGTGTCTACGAGAACGTGAAAGCGTTCTTTCCTGCGGTGCGGGAGTTTGTCTACAACCCCAACGTCAAAAACGCACTGGTGCTCAAGGCATACGACATTATCAGCCACCGCCGCCTGGAGTTTGACGCCGGGCACACCGACATTGCGCAGTCCTTTATGGCAATCCGCCGGGCCACCACCGCCAGCGGCAACCGCCCAACCTACGAAGCCAGCCGCAGCGAAGAAGCCAGCCACGCAGATTTGGCCTGGGCAACGATGCACGCGCTGTTTAACGAACCGCTGCAGGGCGAGGCCGCCAATACCAGCAATATTGTGGAGATTTTTTGATGAGTGAACACGACGCCCTGACCAGTGCGCCAGTGCAGGAAACCGCACAGCAGAAGAACACAACGCACGCCGAAGCATTCAGCTTTGGTGATCCGATCCCAGTGCTGGACCGCCGCGAATTACTGGACTATGTGGAATGCGTGCAGATGGACCGCTGGTATGAGCCGCCGGTGAGCTTTGACGGACTGGCGCGGACCTATCGCGCCGCCGTGCATCACAGCTCACCGATTGCCGTTAAGCGTGACATTCTCAGCAGTACCTTCATCCCGCACCGCCTGCTCAGCCAGCAGGCTTTTACCCGTTTCGTCCAGGACTATCTGGTGTTCGGTAACGCCTATCTGGAAAAGCGCGCCAACCGGCTCGGCGGCGTTCTCTCGCTGGAGCCAGCACTGGCGAAGTATACACGGCGCGGCGTGGACCTCGACACCTACTGGTTTGTGCAGTATGGCATGACCACGCAGCCCTATGAATTTACGCAGGGCAGCATCTTTCATCTGCTGGAGCCGGATATTAACCAGGAGATTTACGGGCTGCCAGGCTATCTCTCCGCCATCCCTTCAACCCTGCTCAACGAGTCCGCAACGCTGTTTCGCCGGAAGTATTACATCAACGGCAGCCACGCAGGTTTCATTATGTACATGACCGACGCAGCACAGAACCAGGAGGATGTGAACAATATCCGCCAGGCAATGAAAAGCGCCAAAGGACCGGGTAACTTCCGCAACCTGTTTATGTATTCGCCCAACGGCAAAAAGGACGGCATCCAGATCATCCCGTTATCAGAGGTTGCGGCGAAAGACGAGTTTCTTAACATCAAGAACGTTAGCCGCGATGACATGATGGCAGCGCACCGCGTGCCACCGCAGATGATGGGAATTATGCCGAGCAACGTGGGTGGGTTTGGAGACGTGGAAAAAGCTAGTCGAGTATTCGTTCGTAATGAATTGATTCCACTTCAAAAAAGATTAATGGAATTGAATGAATGGCTTAATGACGAAATTATTCGTTTTGAGCCATATGATCTTGACATTAAAGCTGAATAAAAAAAAGCCACCGAGAAGGTGGCTTTTTTTACTATTCAATATCTTCGAACTCATCCTGAAGAATCAACGAGGATTTACAGTCTGGGTTTAGTGTTCCAGATAACTTGCATAGCAAACGATAATTATGTGGAGCATCGTCACTGATTTGTTCAACTGATAATCTGACCGATTTCGAATCGTTCAACAGCATTTTCTTGATGTCGTTACTCAGATATCTTGGACAATAGCCGACAATTTCAGCTGGCTTATCAGCGCGAACAACAACAGCATCACCGTCGTATTCATTTTGAAGATCCAAACAAAGCCGCAAAGTCTGGCCTGGTTTAAGCTCTGACACTCGATCATTAGCCATAGAGTTCAAATAGCTTAATCCATGCAGAAAGAAGAAATGCTCAAACTTACCGTTTGAATCGACTTCAATTTTTTTGAAGATCTGCAGTTGATCAGTGCTTCGCAATCCGCCAGATCGAGCCAAGATGTCAATCGGTTTCACGCTATCATCTTCAAAACCAAGCCACTTAATGAAACGCGGAAACTCCGGGCGTCTTGGTGATAAAAGCCTGTTTTTAAAGAGAGGGAACAACTCCTCCGACACGTATGTTTCACGGACATCATTCATGCCGCTGAATTTGGTAAATTTGGAGGACTTAAGAGCACCTTTGGTGTACTTGAAGACATACCCCGAGTTGCGCTCTTGCAAATTGCCGACGACATGCCAGTCTCGGGTATCTGGTGCCTGCCATGCGACATAAACGGAGTTTGTGTTAGTCATTCTAATAGCCTTCTACGATTTTCCAATACCATGAGTGTTGCAAATTTGCGTGCGCTATCGGAGATACACGATGGCGGCACCTGGTTAAACACATCCGTAATGGAATCTTCTGTTAAATCGCTCAGCTTACCCAACCAATGGTCGCGAGCTGTAAGTCTACCCTCAACAGCATGCTGAAATGCTTCAACTGTAAACAAGGGTTTTTTATCGGTTTTTGCTTTGAAAAGCTCTGAACGAGCTTTACTTACAAAGCATGGGATTTGACGATTTTTATCTTTGGTCGTAAGTCTTTCATCACGTTCATCATCTAACATCTCCCTTCCCAAACTGGCAGCATGATCATACGTTGGACATAAAAACTGCTCACCAGTTTCATTATTAAGCATAATCGCCCAATTTTCATGATGGCGGTCTTGGTTGCTGATTAAGGCATCAAGCATCAAATATCCACAGAACACATCAGCTGCATTCAATCCATCAAGCATATAGGAACTTGGGGGGGGTTGGATTGACTCTTTATCAAGGCAACCTAAAACCCTTGTTACAGTATGCTCTCGAACCCTTACAGGCTTTTCCCCAGGCTGTAGAGGTTGAGGATAATCTGCCGTTGAGCTGTGTAAGACCTCATTCCCCATGACCATTCGAAAACCAACTGGGATGAGGTTTTGGCAAACCACACCGAATCTATCATTGCACTTAGCTAAATCATAGCTTGCATGAGGAATGTTCAAAAGATGGCAGAGCTCTGCAGCGCATTTTTCAGACCAATGCTCACCTGTTCCGGGCCTAGAGTACTTGAACAACTGTAAATTTACAGTGTCATGAGAGTAATAAAACCAAAACTTTTCTTTGGTTCCTAACTGCTCCAGATCGTTAGCAACTGGGCTAAGCACCACCAACTGGTAAGGCATATGACGTCCCTGTTTGGCTTAAAAAATTACATTGAACCTATTTTAACCAAACAACGCCAAAAACCCTAAAGGTTAATAGATGATAGAACAACACTGTATACATGTCCAGTGCCATACCCTTTTCATAGCATTTTTAGCTGTAAGCGCGCGCTCGTATCCCCGCCACGCCTGCCCGCTTTGTGTAGTGGTTTTCATGCACCTGCATGACATAAGCAAAAGCCCGCCAGTTCTGGCGGGCCTGAGCAAAAACGATCCTCAAACGATCATGCGATTTCATGCGGCATAGACATGCACAACAGCACTAACGCCTCGCGTGGCTCGTTGTTCAACGTTGCGGACGGTAAAACCAGTTTTATCGTCCGCAACGTTCGCTAATGTAACCAGCTGTCGTCCTCCCAGACCTGCTGCATTATTTCCATCACTCGCTTTTTATCTTCATCCAGTTTTAACCCGCTCAGCTCAACGCCGTTGGCGCTGCCCTTACGGATACGAATTGCTGTTTTGGGATACAGAGGGCGCAAATTACGGTAAAGCTCGGATTCAAGGGCGTCCAGTGTAGCCTGGCTAATCTTCTGCTCTTTATCGATCATTATTTCAATGCGCATACAGATTCCCCTTAACTGGTTACGTCCATCGACCGGCAGTATTCATGGCTGCGGATTTTCGCCATCAGCTCGTCGGTCAGTTCGGACACCCACTGGATAGCCAGCCGTTTTTCTTCATCGCTGCACTCACTAGCCGCTACAAGCTTGATAAAAAAATCAATGCGCTGGAGCTTCAATGACTCCAAAAGATAATCCTGCATTTTCCCTCCTATCACTACCTCGGACACACAACAACTGTATATATATCCACTGTTTATAATTACAGTATAGTAGGGATTTGCGAATGTAAACCGTTTTTTATCTGTCAATTAGATCGCTCTGATGCGGATCAATAAGAGCAAGAATTGTTAAAGCGGCGGCATCAGTACCACTGACGCCATTTGTCATCTTCCTGCAGACGGTGGTTTCGGTAAAAAATACGCAGCCCGGCACCTGACGGAATACTGCCGCCGCGCAGAAGCAGGTCAATCTCTGACTCGCTAACATCGAACCCTCTGGAACTCAGTTCTGCCTCAAGCTGCAGGCGCTGCTGATCAGAAATAGTCTGTTTATATGCTTTTTTCCGCTTCGGTTTTACCAGCCTTAACCTGGCTGTCAGCTCCCGCCGTTCCTTCTGGCCCATGCTGTGGAGATATTCCTGCAGCTCCTTCTCATCCATGGTTTTTATATCGGGTAAATCCCCCCCTGATTTGTTCAGATTTTCAACAGGGGGACAGTTATTGCCACGAGTCCAAGGGGCGCAAGCGCCCTGGTCGGCTGCCGCCTCCTGAACGTCAACGGCCTTACGAACCTTTTTCCACTTCACCGCGTGCGTGCAAATCTTGCCCTCCGCAATCGGGGACCAGATGCCATAGATACGGATACCGTGATCGCCGTAGGCGCTCGGTTCGTCGTTAAGCTCATAAGCCGTGCGGACAAGGTGATGTTTGCGGGGAACCAGTACACCGCCCTGTTTCATGATGTAGGTGGCAAAGCAACCTGCATCCGCAGCTGCCAGTACCGCATCCAGACGCGGATTATCCAGTACCGGCGCACCCGCTTTGCGTTCGCCTTGAACTCTCGCCGCCTGACCTGCCAGCAAGCGCAGCTCGCGGTATGCCTGACGCCCCGGAATACCAAAGAAACGAAATTGCTGAACACGGTGCAGCGACGCCCAGGCGCTGACATGCTCGGCGCTGTCACGCAGTGATCTGCCGGTTTCTTTGCTGATTTCTTTAGCCAGCCCGCGCCCGTCGATGTTTTTGCTGATGTATTTAGCAATATAGCTGGTCGGCGTGCCCTTGCGCGGGTTGATAAGCTCGGACTTAAAGCGCGGCCCTGTATTGGTGCCCAGCTCCTCGCGGTCTTCACGGATGGCAAACTTACGCAGCAGCGCGGTGATGGAACGGCGGTCTTTTTTGCGCATGAAGCACAGCAGGTGCCAGTGCACGGTGCCGTCATGGTGCGGCTCTGCCACACGGACGCCATACCAGCGTAGCCCGGCCTTGTGCATTGCCTTGCGGAAAGCGGCGAACGTATCAACCAGATAGTCACTGCTCTGCCGGACAGTGGCACTGGTCCACTTCGGATTAGGTCTGCCGTTGTTGAGGGTCGCGTGGAAGCGTGACGGGCAGGTGATGGTATAAAACACCGCGCAGTCTCCGCGCATTTCCGCGATCAGCTCCAGCCCTTTAACACAGGCCATCATTTCATTACGGCGGTGTGCCGGATTGCTGTTGCTGGCGTTCACCACGTCTTCCATATCCAGCGTGTCGCCGTCTTCGTTGACCAGCTCATGCGAGCGGAAGAACTCCAGCGATTTGCGGCGCTGCTCGCGTTTGTGGATCACGGCTTCATAGCTGACATACGGGGATGCTTTTTTGTTGACCAGGCAGACGGCGCGCAGTTGTTCCTCCCGCCACTCGCAGCGCATCTGCCACAATTTGCGATACCACCAGTCCGCGCACAACATACGCGCCAGCGACGGTGGGATCAGTTCATAGGGCACTGGCTTGCGGCGGCGCTTTTTGCGGCGTAACTGCTCAAAGGCAGGCGGGATGACCTCAAGACGCATCGCCTCTGCGGCCACCCTTTCCCATGCCTGGCGGATTTCTTCTGGTTTAACATCGTCGCAGACAAACAGATCACCGCAGGCTGCATCAAGACACATGCTCATATGTGCCGCAACCAGTGTGGAAAGGCGCTTGACCTGATCCTGATTCATTTCAGGCAGTACCAGCAGCCCCTCCAGCCCGTCATGGCTCGCCATGAACCGGAAAGAGGCAGATATCTGACTGTCACGCACGCGCTCCAGCCGCTCAAGACACGGCCTGATGGTTTCGCGCAGGTAGCGGGAATAGGCTTTTTCTCTGCCCAGACTATGGAAATATTTAATCCGCTCCAGCAGAGGCTTGCTGATATGGGACGGCATGGCGTTAACGTCATCCAGAATGACCAGATCGGGATTAAAACGCTGCTGCTCGCGCGCCATTTTGGCGTGGCTAATCAGCCGGTCCTGCTCCATTTCGCGCTGGACAGGATCACGGGATTCATCGAAGAAATAGCGTTCCCAGACCTCATCGCTCAGCGCCTCACGGCGCAGCTGCTCCTGCTCGTTATCCGCAGCGTAAAGAGCGATCAGGTTTGAAAGCGCAGACTCCGGCGCGACTTCCGCCGGGTCCAGATATGGGTTAACCGCTTTTTTGGGGTTATTCCATGAAAAGGCCACGGCGGCCTCATTCGAGCCGCCGGTGGTTGGTGCATTATGTAATGTGAATTTACTCACTGCCACGCCCGCACCTCAGTTTCCACCGAGATATCTGGACCGGACGCCAAATCGACATCAAACCAGCCTGCTGATTTTGTGGCGATGATTTCTGATGCAGATTTACCATCACCTGCAGCCACACCCATGCTGCGCTTTGCGGTGATACGGTGGCGGTTGAAATTACGATAAAGGGAGCGTGTCATGGATGTGTCGCTGTTGGACACGATAACCGGATGACCTTCTGATGACCGGCGTTCAAGAATAGACGCCAGATGATACTGGTCGTCCTCTGTAAAACCGGCAGTGTGATAACCGTTAAATGTGCCATCGTATGGCGGATCACAATAAACCACATCACCCGTCTGCAGCATCGCCAGTGTTTCGTCATAGCTGGCACAGATAAACGTTGCGTGTTGAGCCTTTTCTGCAAAAGTGCGTATTTCTTTTTCAGGGAAATACGGATTTTTATAATTACCGTAAGGGACATTAAAATGACCGCTCAAGTTATAGCGGCACAGTCCACGATAACCATGACGATTGAGATAAAGGAAATATACTGCTTTCATGAAATCAGTAATTTCAGAGGAATGATTAAACTCATGTCTAATGTTGTAATAAGCAACTTCTCTATTCGCTATCGCAAAAATATTTTTTGCACGTGATATGAAAGCCTCACAATCGAGGGCAATTTTTTTATAGAGATTGATAAGATCGGGATTAATATCCGCGACAAGATAATGAGGATAGTCTGTCGCCATCATTACAGCGCATGAACCCGCGAAAGGTTCAACCAGTCGCGGGCCAGCAGGAAGGTGCTTAATCAGTTCCGGCATGATGGCGGTTTTATTTCCCGCCCATTTCAGGATAGTGCTCATACAGCACCCCCGTTGTAGTGTTTGCCTTTCAGCTCTGCAATTTCCTGACAAGTGACGCAGCACTGCACGCCCGGAATGGCGCTGCGGCGAGCTGGCGGGATCGGCGCATCGCAATCAATGCAGAGAACACGGGAAAAGCCCGGTGCCTTATTGCGGGCGGTGTGGATGTGGCGCTGGCGTTCTTCTTCAACGCGCTGCTGTACGAGGTCCATTGAATCAGCCATCAGTGGATCTCCTGCGCTTCGTTCTGAATCTTCACCGCTTCCTGACGCAGCAACTCAGCCGCTTCTGTATGGTTAAGCTGACGTGACACGATACGGGCTGCCAAAGAGTCCAGACGTGCAGCCATCACATCTGCGCGTCCCCGGCGTTCTTCTTTGCGTGCCTCAGTCAGCAGCAGGTTGAGTCCGGCATCATCTGGTCCGGTTTTAGTGGTACGGGTTTCAATATTTCGCATAGTTGTTTCTCCTGAATTTTGGCAATAGGAAGCCCGGCGGGTTTACGCCATTAATTTCTGTTGTGGATTAATTCGGCATGGTTAGCCGTTTGGGAAATAAGCTCACCACTGCACGAAAATGATTCATTGCTTTAACCAGTTCCCGCTTTTCGTCAGTAGTCAGATCACTAATATTGACGCCGTGACGTTCTGCCGGAATTTTTGCCATATAAAAAATGGCCGCCAGTGCCCGCTCATTCTGTTTATTATTTACGTCGCGTGGATCGCGCATATCTTTAATAAACCTTTCAAGCTCCGACTCAATATTCAGACCAAACACTTTAGCCCTCAATTCCGCAATATGGTTCAGTCCATCCAGGCGTTCACCGGGGCTTAATGGAACAGTCGCCGTAGCGCCTTCAATAGCCATGATTTCCCCTGTTTGGTTGTGGACAAGTCAGCCAGCAGTTCATCCTGAGAGCGGCACGGGTGCCAGCGTTTGCCATCCTTGCCCATGATCCAGCCGTGACCGTAGTGCATTGCCGGGCTTTGCTTTACAAGAAGTGACGCGAAAGAAGGTTCTTTAGTCAGCATAATCACCTCAGATCAGACCAAACGAAGCGCCGAGGCCCGTCACGGTATCCACCGCGCTTGCCATCGCCGGGTTAGCCTGCAAACGTGCCTGCATCGAAACGGCAGCCAGTGCCATCAGACGAGTTACAGAGTTAATGCTGCTGATAACATCGCGGCGGCCTGCGGTGGTTTTCACATCACCCGATACGGCACCGGCGGCAACACGTCCGATTTCAGCTGTAGCGCTCATGACGTAATGCGGCAGCTTCTCTTTTGCCACTTCGTTCATCGGTACGCATGGCAGGCAGTGAATCTGAGCCAAAAAGCCGTCAACCAGCGTGGAGTCCTCAGTAAGATCGGTAAGCAGCCAGATTTCCGGCGGCGTCAGTTGATGTGGCTGGTCCGGGTTCAGCTTGTTGCGCAGCGTCTGAACCTTCATTCCTGCGCGGTCTGCCAGTTTCGCCATATTGTGACGCAATGCGAAAGCACGGCAGGCTTCATCAAAATGAGGATGTTTGGAAACGCGATAATCAAACATGTTAGCCTCTGAAATGGTTCTCATAATTGAACTCACTGACCAACAACAACGTTGTAGTTGAAGGCTGAGTGCTCCATGTTCTTACGAGCCTGCTCTTGCTTGTACTTAAGATACAAAATGGAAACTCGACCTTTGTTTTTCTCTTTCTTTTCAATGTAGTTAGCAAGTTTACCGTTATAAATCATCTGATAAACAGAGCCGCGAGAGTACCCCTCCCACTCCGCGAACTCTGCTGGAGTCGCTATCACTTTTGGTACACGAATTGAAATCTCAGTGCTCTTTGTTCAGTATCTCTTAGTTTAGTTTCGTTTTATCTCGTTTTATATGGTTTGAGTTTGGTTTTCAAAACCTGAATGGATATTAGGATCACTTTTTATATGCGTCAAGGGGTTTGATTATGAGTTTAATCAAGGCTGGTAACGATAGCGGCGGGCGTGATGCGATCAATAGGCTCATTAAGGCCTACAATTTTAGCTCGCGCCAACAACTGTGCGAGCATCTGTCAGTATCAAAAAGCACTATGGCAAACAGATACTTACGAGATAGCTTTCCCGCTGAATGGGTTATCCAATGTGCTCTTGAAACTGGAATATCTCTTTTATGGCTGGCCACTGGTCAGGGGGAAATGTATGCAAGTGACAGCGAGGAAAAAAATCTCAAAAAGGAAACTCCAGTCACAGTAAGACCACTTTCTAAAATCGTTGCTCCCAGCATCAAACACGCGGAGTTGAAGAACGGTGAACTGCAGCCAGATGATGAAATGCTTTTGGATAGCAGGTTGTTAGAGGGTGAGTCTTCAAATTCTTTGTTCGTAAAGACACCTACAGATAGTTTTGTTGTTGATACATCCGTGAAACAGATCAGCAATGGCTTTTGGCTGGTAGATATCGATGGTGTAAAAAGCTTCGTCAAAATCTCACGCATCCCAGGTAATAGGATTGTGGTTCAACAAGATGAAGCATCTTTTGAGTGCTCAGTGGATGATGTTGAAGTCATCGGGCGCGCAGTCAAAGTTATCAAGAGTCTATAACGTATGACTATCAGGAAGCAGCCGAACGGAAAATGGTTGTGCGAGTGTTACCCGACCGGGCGCGACGGAAAGCGAGTACGCAAGCAGTTTGCGACGAAAGGCGAGGCTATAGCATTTGAAAACTTCACCATGGATGAAGTTAACAAAAAGCCCTGGCTGGGAGAAAAGGAAGACCGGCGCCATTTGTCAGAGGTGATTGAGCAATGGCATTCACTCTACGGACAGACCCTTGCGGACCCTAAACGCCTAATGGCGAAACTCAGAATTATTTGCAATGGCCTAGGTGATCCCATTGCATCGGAGTTAACCGCAGGTGATTTCACAAAATACCGGGAAGCCCGGTTAAAGGGGGAAATTAAAAATGAAGATGGCGTACTCATGGCGCCAGTTAAACCCCGGACAGTAAACCTTGAACAACGCAACCTCTCCTCTGTATTTGGCACGCTGAAAAAGATGGGGCATTGGTCAGCACCAAACCCCTTAGCAGGGCTGCCCACATTCAAGATCGCTGAAGGGGAACTGACGTTCCTGGCTGAGGATGAAATCAAACGCCTGCTAGATGCCTGCGCTGATTCTCAAAGTCCTAGCCTGCTGATGATTGCAAAAATTTGCCTGGCGACCGGCGCACGCTGGAGCGAAGCCGAAAACCTGCAGGGACATCAGCTATCAAAGTATCGAATTACCTATACCAAAACCAAAGGTAAGAAAAACAGGACCGTACCTATCTCTCAGGAACTGTACGATGAACTCCCCAAAAACCGAGGAAGGTTACGAGATAGGCTCTGCGCCGCTGTTGGATGGCCTCGCCCTGCTGGGCAAGCTCCA